GCCGGCCGCCCCCCCGGCGCCGGCGCCCCGCGCGCCTGCGCCCCGCCGCGGACCGCCGTTGGCCGGCGGCGGAGATCGCGCGGCGCCGGCGTCGCCTGCGCGCACGAAGCAAGTTCACCTCACCGCCGGGCGCAAGGACGCGCTCCAGCGGCTGGGGGTTCTGGCGGCGGACGGAAAGACAATTCTCGACAGCGTCCGCTTCAAGGGGTATCTGAAGCAATACAACGATTGGGATCGTCAGAATGGAGGCACCCCGTGACCGATGACGCCAAGATGTTCCCGGACGCGACGGATGAAGGCGCGCCTGTGCGCGCTGCCCGCGCCCGTCCGGCGGAGCGTCGGGCTCATGGCTCGGAGGCGCGCCGCGACGATCGACTGGCTGAGGAGCGAGGGCTGACCGAGGAACGCGAGCTGACGGACGAAGAGCGTCTGGAAGCGTTCCGAGCGAAGCACTTTGCCTCCATCCTGCCGAATCTTCCGCACATGCCCGGTTACCATGTGTGCTGGCTGACCACGGCCAACCCGCGCGACACGATCCAGATGCGCATGCAGATGGGCTACGAGCTTCTTCGCATTGATGAGTTCCCTGGGTGGGACGGCATCGGCACGAAGGTCGGCCCCCTGGAGAACGTCGTCGGCGTCAATGAGATGGTCGCCGCGCGCATTTCCCGCCGCCTCTACGAAGCCTACATGCGCCATGCGCACCACGATGCTCCCGCTGAAGAAGAGCGGGCCATCTGGGAGCGCGTGCAGAGCTTGAAGGATTCGGCGGCGCGCGTTCGTGGCAATATCGAGGTGGAAGACGGCATGGACACCCTGGGAGACCGGGCGCCCAAGCCGCAATTCGACGAGTAAGAGCCTCACCGTCTTCTCGCCGACGTCGTGGCCGGTGCCCACAGTTTAACCTCTGTGGAGACCACTCATGGCCCAGACCGCCACCCCGTATGGGGCGCAGCCCATCAGCGACAGCCTCGGCACGCCGCGGGCGATGCGCATCCCGAACGGCATCACCTCCGGGTATGCCGCCAACATCTTCAAGTTCGCGCCGGTGCGCCTCGACACCACGACCGGCACGCTCGTCGCCGTCACCAACCCCGGCGGCGTCCCCGACCCGATCTTCGGCATCTTCGCCGGCGTCGAATACACGCCGCTCGGCGGTCGCCCTGCCGTGTCGCCGTTCTGGCCGTCGGGGACCACCGTCGATCCGACCCAGGACTTCTTCGCCTACGTCTGGCCCGCGTGGACCCCGTCGACGCGCATCAAGATTCAGGCGGACGGCGCGGTCGCCCAGAGCATGCTCGGGCGCAGCTTCAACTTCACCAACTTGACGGCCGGCAACACGCAGGTCGGCCTGTCGCTGTGCACCGTGGGGTCCGCGGGCGCGGGCGCCGGCGCGCAGGGCCAGCTCACGCTGGTGGAGTTCGGGTTCGATGTCGGCGATGCCATCGGCGACGCCTACACCGACCTGATCTGCGAGATCGCGTATCCGCAGGTCGGCTGGACCGGCAAGGCATCCATCGCCTGATCTGATCCAGGCATAGAAGAAGGACCAAGACCATGGCGATTCCGATGCGTTCCACAGACTTCCGCGCCATCGTGGAGCCGATCCTCAACGAGGAGTTCGACGGCGTCTACCAGCAGCGTGTGGACGAGTGGCGGGGCCCGTTCCGCGAGCAGCAGGGCATTCCGCGCAACTACCATGAAGAGCCCGTGCTCTTCGGCTTCGGCGCCGCGCCGGAGCTGCCCGACGGCGAGCCGGTCACCTATCAGGCCGGTGGCGTGCTGTTCATGAAGCGCTACCAGTACCGCGTGTGGGGCCTCGCGTTCGCCCTGACGCAGGTGCTGGTCGAGGACGGTGACCACATCCGTATCGGCCAGATTTACTCCAAGCACCTCGGCCAGTCCCTGGTCGAGACCAAGGAGACGCTCTGCGCCAACGTGCTGAACCGCGCCTTCAACTCGTCCTACGTCGGCGGCGACGGCGTTGCCCTGTGCAGCTCCAGCCACCCGATCGCGAACGGCACCTTCTCGAACCTGCTCACCACGGCGGCGGCGCTCAGCCAGACCAGCCTGGAGCAGGCGCTGATCCAGGTGCGGCAGGCCATCGACAACAACGGCAAGCGCATCCGGCTCCAGCCGCGGGCGCTCACCACGTCGCCGGCGAACGTCTTCCAGGCCGAGACGATCCTGAAGACGGCCCTGCGCACCGGCACGAACAACAACGACATCAACCCCATCGTGTCGATGCAGCTGTTGGCGGCCGGGCAGTACAACATGAGCCGCCTGACCTCCAACACCGCGTGGTGGGTCAATACGGACGCGCCCGAGGGGCTGAAGCTCATGATGCGGCGCAAGCTGTCGCGCTCGATGGAGGGCGACTTCGAGACCGACACCATGCGCTACAAGGCCACCGAGCGCTACATTCCCGGCTGGACGGACCCGCGCACGGTCTACGGAACCCCCGGCCTTTGAATTAACATTCGCGGAGCCGTCCAGTCCATGCTAACCTCTTCCCCATCGTTGATCGAAGGAGGTTTCCGGATGATTCCGGTGGGGAAGTTGTGTGCGGCGGTCGGTTGCTCGAAGGTCGCGGTGGCCAAGGGGCTTTGTGATACCCACAGAAAGAGAATGGACCGGCACGGTCATTTGGAGCCGACCCGCGCTTCCGATTGGGGGCGGCGCGAGAAGCATCCTCTCTACGGGTATTGGCTGTCCCTGCGGCGGTCCAACGGGGCTGCGCTGGGTGTGTGGTATGACGATTTCTGGCGGTTCGTCGGTGACGTCGGCGAGCGCCCGGAGTCGTCGCCTCTGTTGATTCGCATCGACCCGGACGCCGGCTGGAAAGTCGGGAACGTCATGTGGTGCGAGAGCAAAAATGGGCCGCCCCAAAACGAGCGGCATCGACAACACCGCAAGAAGCGCGCGGAGTACCAGCGCGAATACCAACGCGGGCGTCGCACCCGCGATCCCCTCTATCAGGTGGCCACCGAACTCAAGCGGCGGCACGGGATTGCATTCCCCGAATACGATCGAATTGTGGACGCGCAAGGACCGGGCTGTGCGATCTGTGGGCGCGAGGAGCCGCGCATCGAGGTGAAGACAGGTCGGCCGTACCGCCTTTCGGTGGACCACTGTCATCGGACTGGCGAGCTTCGCGGGCTGCTGTGCTCGATGTGCAACCACGCGATCGGGTATCTGGACGACAGTCCGGCGCTGCTCCAGCGCGCGATCGCGTATCTGGCCGATCCGCCGGCGCGTGCTCTGGCGATCCCCCGGACGGGGGCGACGAAAAAGCGGGTGCGTCCTCGCGAGCCGAGCCCGTATGATCCCCCTCTCTCCAGTTCTACTGAGTAGGAGCCCCTTCACCATGCACGTCTCGGACGGAATCTACCTCGGTTCGGTCGCTCTCGGCAGTCGTCGCACGACGTCCGAGAGGAACCCGACCGCGCAGATCGGCGTGGGCCCGATGGCCCAGGTCCATCATCTCGCGATCATCCCCGCCGCTGTCGGGACGGCCAATCTGGCCGCCCTGGCCGCGCCGACCAGCGGCACGGCGCTGACCCTGACTGCCGGCGCCGGCATCACGGCCGGCACTGCGCCGGACGGGTCGGGCTCGCGGGTGTACTCGTTCGACGTCGAGCGGGCGGTTTCGCTCACCTCGACGTCCAACCTGTCGGCCATCAACTTCCTGGTGACCGGCTACAACCGCTATGGTCAGCGCCAGACCCAGCTGATGGCGGGGCCGAACAACAACACCGTGAACTCGCTCAAGGCGTTCCTGTCGATCCTCTCGATCGTCCCCCAGGGCACCTCGGCGAGCACGGTGTCCGCCGGCTCGTCCGACGTGTTCGGCCTGCCGTTCGCGCTGCCGGACATCACCTACATCACCTCGGTGAAGTGGGCGGCCACCCTGGCCAACAACGCCGGCACCGCGGTGGCTGCGGACACGACCAGTCCGGCGACGGCGTCGACCGGCGATCCGCGGGGCACCTATACGCCCGCGGGCGCCGCGTCGAACGGCAGCAACCGGTTGGTGCTCGGCCAGTATCTCGACGCCACGCAGTGCGGATCGAGCGCGACGGTGCTCGCCGCGTACGGCGTGACGCCGGCGTGATGGAAGGAATCACCCCATGAACGATTTCGACTGGACCCCGGAAGAGCTGGAGGCCCTGGCGCAGGGCACCAGTGACGCCATCGACGCCGAGCTGGGCAAGCTGCCCTTTCGCACGGCCCCGACGTTCGACGATTTGCGCGCGGCCCTGAATGCGGGGTTCCGGCACGTCATCGGCGGTGTGGGGCAGCTGCTGCGCAAGGACCGGCCGCCGCTCGCCGCCCCCGAGCCGGCCGCGGAAGCGGTCCCTGCGCCGGCCGACGAGCCGGCCGACACCAACCTCGACGGAGCTTGATCCCCATGTCCTTTCGCCTTCTCCGCCTCGGCACTGCGGCGCTCGCCGCTGCCCTGACGTTGACGCCGCTCGCCGTTCAGGCGCAGGCGCCGACGTTCCCCGCCTTCAACTTCAAGAACCTGCTGCACAACCCCCGGATGGACATCTATCCGGCGACGACATCCAACGTCTACACCTCGTCGACGCTCTCCGCCACGCTGACCGGCCTCAACACGACGCCGACCTACCACGCCGGCCGCTGGGCCGTGTGGGCGAACGCCGGCGGCGCCTCGGTGACGGTGGCCAACACGACGTCCAATCTGCCGGCCGGCTTCGCCAACGCCGAGACGATCCAGCGCGCCGCTTCCAACACGAGCACGCAGCCCATCTGCATCGGCCAGCAGGTTCGCTCGGCGGACGTGATCGCGCTCCAGGGGCAGACCGTCGCCTTCTCCGCCTGGATCGCCGCCGGGGGCTCGTTCTCGGCCGCCTCCAGCAACGTCAGCTTCAACATCTACACCGGCACCGGCACCGACCAGAGCCTCGCCACCTTCCTGTCCGGCTGGACGGGCGCCGCCACGCCGGTGTCCACGACCCAGACGATCTCGACGACGTGGCGCCGCTACGCCGTTACCGGCACGATCCCGTCGACGGCCACCGAGCTGCTCGCCGCGATCTGCTGGACGCCGGTCGGCACCGCCGGCAGCGCTGACTCGATCTCCGTCACCGGCGTCCAGCTGGAACAGGGTTCGACGCCGTCGCCGCTGGAGAATCGGCCGCAGACCGTCGAGCAGCAGCTGATCCTGCCCTACACCTACGTGCTGACCGATGGCGCCGCCACCCGCCGGTACCAGGGTGCCTGCATTGGCGTGACCGCGAACACCACCGTCGGCTGCGTGCTCGCGCTGCCGCAGACGATGCGCGCGGTCCCGACGACCACGGTCGGCACGGCCACGAGCTTCGGCATCACCCAGACGAACTCGACGGCCACGACCTGCTCGACGCTGGCCGCGACGTCGACCTCGAACACGGTGAACGCCATCGGGCTTACCTGCACCACGTCAGGCACGATTGCCCAGGGCGGCGCATCGCTGTTCATCGGCGCGGCCACGGGCGGCCTCATCCTGGTGTCCGCCGACTTCTGATCTACCTGATGAAGGTGACGCGCCATGGCCCATCCGATTGTCACTCAGCTCACCTTGGTCGCCGGTTCGGCCAACACGATTGCCACCGTGCAGTCGCTGGTCGCGCCGGCGCTCACCGCCACGCTGAATGGCGCATCGGTGGCCGCCGGGATCGCGGTTCTGACCCCGGCCCGGCGCGTCATCGTCACCAGCTCCGCCGACGATAGCGGGATCACGTTCACCATCACCGGCACCGCTCGCGCCGAGATGGGGAGCGTGACCTTTTCCGAGACGATCACCGGCGCCAACGCCGGCGCCGCGGCCACGACGCAAGATTTCGCGACGGTCACTCGGATGGTGGCCTCGGGAAGCACCGCCGGCACCATCACGGTCGGCACCAATGACACGGCCTCCGGTCCGTGGGTGCCGTGGGATTCCTACCGGACCCCATTTTCCGTCTCGCTGATGACCAACATCATGAGCGGGACGCCGACGTTCCAGGTGGACGTCACCTACGACGACGTGTTCGGCACATGGCTGCCGACCAACGTGCCGTTCCCGCGCGCGCTCGGGCTGACCGGCATGACCGCCCTCGTGGCGAACACGGCCGGCAGCATCAGCGTTCCCGTGCGGGCCAGCCGGCTGACGCTGGTGGCCGCCGGCAGCGTGCAGTTGACACAGCTCCAAGCGAAAGGCTGACCACCATGTCCAAGACATTCCGGCGCGTCGACGAGTTCGAGTTCCCGTCCAGCTTCGGGTTTTCCGGTTCGAGCAACTACGCCAAGGGCGGCGCGGCCTGCGCGCCCGGCGGCAAGACGCCGCGGTTCGACGCTGGTGGCACCATCGACATTGATCGGTCCACGGTAATGCCGGGCGCGCGGCGCGCGGCGCCCAGCACCGACTATGCCGACGAGGGCGATCGCCGCGGGCGGACCTTCTACCCCGACGAGGGGGCTCGGCGCGGAAGGCCGGCGCCCAAGGCGGCTCCCGCCAAGCCGGCTGCCAAGGCGCCGATGCGGGCGCCGGCCAAGGCCCCCGAGGGTGCGCTGTCCTCGACCCTGGCGGCGATGCCAAGCCCGCGGCGTGATGATCCCGACCGCCCGCAGATGCAGTCGCCGCCGGTGTCGCGCCCGGCGCGCGAGGACGATGTGCGCAGCCAGCGCGGCGTCACGACCAAGACGCGGCAGTCGGTTCCCACCGGCGACGCCGTCGGCGACACGGCCAGCTTCGACGACTACGCCAAGGGCGGCAGCACGCGGGCCAAGATGGCGGCGCTCAAGCCGGGCATCCGCGGTTCGACGAAGGGCAACATGGCGCGCAAGTCGGCCGCTGGCGGGGTTTCGTCGATCCCGTTGCCGGCGGCCGCGGCTGCTGCGCGTGGTGCGGCGATGCTGGGCCGCGCGTCGGCGAAGGCTCCTGGCATGGCGCCGGGGATGCCGACCGGCGGTGCGCCGATCCCCGGACCTGGGCCGATGATGGCCGGCGGTCCCCCGATGCCGGGCGGTGATGACGCCCCGCCGATGATGGCGCGCGGTGGGCATATGTCGAAGGCGGCGCGCAACCAGGGCATCGCCAAGGTCATGCGCAAGGCCGACGGCGGCAGCATTGTGGGCGAGAACCCCGGCGAGCACGATCCGACGGCCGACGGCAACATGAAGCGGCGGCGGGGCGCCGATGGAAGCGATTCCGGTTGGCGTCCCGCAAGGTCGCATTCGATTTCGATCGAAGAATTTAACCGGGACCGCGAGCCGGATACGATCGGCACGCTAAAGCCGTTGTCGGCGCGCCCGGTGCTTCGATTCCCGCCTCGCCCGGTGCTTCGATTCCCGCCTCGCGAAGTTCCGACGGGCGACGGATGGGGCAACGCCGCGGAGTATGCCAAGGGCGGCAAGGTCAAGCACGACGACGCCAAGCAGGACCGGGCCCTGATCAAGAAAATGCTTGCCGAGCACGAGCGCGGCGAGGGTGAGGGAAAGGGCTTCGCCATGGGTGGTCGCGCCATGCTCCCCCGCGGCATGAAGCCGACGGCCATGCAGCGGCATTCGATCATTGGCGAGGTGGGCGCGGCGCCGGTGCGCAGCCGCGGTCAGGGCATCGTGCCCCGGACCCCAATGCCCTACGGGGTCGCGGGCTCCGACGAGCGGCCGCCGCCGAAGAAGGCGCCGACGACGGGCCGATGATCCGGCAGGAAGTGGCCGACGCCCAGCGGGACACCTTGCTGGAGTGGGCCACCGCCTGGGATCAGGCGGCCGCGGATGTGGCGGAGCGCGCGGAGGTGGCGAAGTTGCTCCGCCGCGCCGCCGCCGCGGTAAGTGCGGGGCGGTTGGTAGAGGTGGACGAGGACGACGACACGGACCCCGCGCTGCCGGACACCGGGCTGCGGTTTGGGTGACATTGCCGGCGGTTTGCTGTTAGATTGGCCGCGGCGCTGGCGCTGAGCCGTCGGCAGGGACTGCCCCTAGCGGACGGAGCGCCATGGCTACCACGAGCGGAACAGTTGCCGCGACGACCTACACGCTGCGCAAGGTGATCGAGCACGCCGCGCGGCGGGGGCCGAACATGACCCCGCAGGAGCTGACCGCGGAGGACGTGTCCTTCGCGACGGACAACGTGTTCACGCTGGCCGCGCAGTGGATCAACGCCGGCTTCCCGCTCTGGACCCAGTACAAGAAGCCGCTGGCGGTTACGCAGGGCTCGCCGGAGGTGACGCTGCCGGATGGCACCGTCGACATCGTGCAGGCCCTGTGGCGCAGCATGAACCCATGGCGGGGGGCTGCCACGACGACCGGCGGTGCGGATGCGTCCACCCTGTTCGCCGGCGCGCCGACGACCTCTCTGGTGATCGCGGGCCCCAACGCCGGCGTGACGGCCGCGTTCGGGACGGACACCGAGGTCGACAGCATCGGCGTCCTGGTCGGCGTCGACGACACGGCGGCGCTCCAGGTGCTGACGTCGAATGATGGGGCGTCGTTCACCCTGGCGCAGACGTTGACCAGCACCGCTTTCGTCGCCGGAACCTGGGCGTACTTCGACCTCGATCCAGTGGTGGTTGCGCCGTACGTGCAAATCCGGCGGCCGGCGGCGGGGTCATGGACGCTCGCGCAGCTCAATTTCGGCTTGGCCAACGCGACGGAAGTTCCGCTGGGGCGGCTCAATCGCGACGACTACTACAACCTGCCGAACCTGGATTTCAGTTCGCCGCAGCCCAACTCGGTGTTTGTCGATCGGCTGTATCCGAACCCGCTCTTGCGCATCTGGCCGATTCCCAACCAGTCGGCATTCTACAACGGCACCGTCGCCGCGGTGATGCGGCGCTACATCCAGGACCCCGGGGCGCTGACGAACAACGTGGAGGTGCCGGCGCGGTGGCTGGAAGCGCTCGTGTGGCGGCTGGCGTCGCTGATGATGTACGAGGCGCGGTTCCAGGATGCCCAGCGGCAGCAGCTGATGATGGCGCGCGCGCCGCTGATCTCCGCCGAGGCGCAGAAGGCGGAAATGCTGGCCTGGGCGGAGGAGCGCGACAAGAGCCCGATCCGGTTCTTGCCTGACATTTCCGCGTACACGAGGTGAGCGATGCCTAGGTATCTCGCCACCCGCGGCCGCACCAAAATCTCCATCGCGATCTGTGCGCGATGCAGTCGGAAGTTCCCCTGGACGGAACTGATGCCGGACCCCAACGCGCCTGGGCTGATGGTCTGCAAGAAGGATCGCGACCAGTTCGACCCTTGGCGGCTGCCGCCGCGGGCGCCCGAGCCGTTGACGCTGCCGTGGGCGCGGCCGGATGTGTCGCTCTCTCCTGGGCCGTATGCCGTGCCGGTGCTGCCGCTCCAGGTCGGCCTGGAGGTGGCGCCGAACGAGCTGCTGGCGACCGAGGACTATGAAGCGATTGCCGGCGATGACGCCGGCAGCACGCTCCAGCAGAGCCAACCCTGGTCCGCGGCGACCGCCTATGCCTCCGGCGCGATGGTCACAGCCGGCGATCCGGTCGGCACCGCCGCGGCTGGGCAGACGATCTACCAATACCAGTGCGTGCTCGGCGGGGTGTCGGGTGCGACGGCGCCGTCCTGGTCGGACAACCAAGGCGCGCTGACCGTCGACAACAACGTCATCTGGATCAACGCAGGGCTGTATCTGCCATGAGTGGTTCCGCGCCTCCGGGCCCATCCCTTCCCGTCATGATCCCTGGGGACCAGCTCCCCGATGCGACGCTCCCGCTTGAGCTGCAAAATCTGGTGGCGGTCTGGCAGAACGGGTTGGCCCGGCGTGTGCCGCTGGCCGACCTGATTGCCGGCGCCGGCGACACGGGTGCGCAGGGGCCGACCGGAGCCCAAGGTCCGTCGGGTGCGCAGGGGCCGACCGGCGCGCAGGGACCCAACGGCCCGGGCCCTACGGGCGCCCAGGGTACCACCGGCGCCCAGGGCGCGACAGGTGCCCAGGGCAATACCGGCGCCGCTGGTGCTCAGGGCAACACAGGGGCACAGGGTACCACCGGCGCGCAGGGAGTGGCGGGCGCTCAGGGAAATACCGGCGCCGCCGGCGCTCAGGGCGTCACCGGCGCTCAAGGCAGCACTGGTGCGCAAGGCACGACGGGCGCCCAAGGTACGACAGGTGCCCAAGGTGCCAGCGGCGCGCAGGGCGTGACGGGCGCTTCCGGCACGATCTGGCGAAGCCCCGGCATCACCACAGAAAAGGCCGCCGGCGTTGTCCAGCCCGGCACGTTTGACCTCGGGGTGTTTTTTGGTGCGGCGACGGTCACCGGGGTGACGGCCAACGTCACAAGCGGGGGCACCGTGACGCATTCGTGGTCCATTGGCACTCCGGGCACCCTCACGGCGATTGGTGGCCTCACCTCGATTGCGACAAGCAGCGCGAGCGACAGCACCACCAGCGCCACCAGCGCCAACACAGCCTCCGCAGGGCAACACCTCTACGTCGTCATTTCGATTACCGGCACGCCGGTCGGCCTGTCGGCCTATTCCAACGTCCAAAGCTGAGGACCAACCCATGCTGACTTTTGACAAACTCACCGACCAGCAGCGCGCGCTCCTCGCGGCCTTTTCGCGCGAGCAGTTCCGCCCCCGCGTCCTCGCCGCCGCCCGCGCGTTGAACGAACTCCGCGCGCTGGTGGAGGTGTGGGAGATCGGCGGCCTCGGCGACATTGTCGCGCTGCTGGACCCCGCCGCGGTGATCCCTGACGAGACCGGCCTTGCCGGCGCTGGTCCCGTCACCGCCGCGATGATGGGCGGCTATATCGTCGGCGCGGACCGCCTTCTCGCCGAGTGGCACACCAAAGAGCAGAAGGTGCTTTACGGTCAGATCGCCGGCCCGATGAACGTCATCGACCACTGACCGGGGTCTAGGCCATGGCGCTCACCAACAGCATCTTCTGGCGCGTGCGCAGCGGCGGCAACAACGCCAACGGGGCTGGGTATGACTCGGCCACGAGCGGGGCGCTCGCGACTACGCTGACGGGCGCCCTGACGTCGGGCGCGACGACGATGACGGTGGCTTCGGCGACTGGGTGGCCTGCGTCGGGGAACTACTACGTCCAGATCGGCGCTGCGGGAGCGGAGCCGAGTGGGGGCGGCTCCGAGATTGTTTTGGTCACATCGGGGCAAGGCACGACGACTTGGACCATCACGCGCGCTCAGTTGGGCACGTCGGCGCTCGCGGCGGCCTCCGGCATTGCGGTGACGAACGAACTGTCACGCTGCAACACGGCGCCTTGGTCGGGCTCGACCGGCACGTCAACGGCATCTACCACATTCACTGCGGCGGCGGCCGGGTTCAACGAGACCGTGGTCGGGAACGTGCTGTATCTGGCGTCCGGCACCGGGGCGACGGTCGGGGCCTACATCGTTACCGGCTATACCAACTCCACCACGATCACGCTGGATCGCGCTAGTGGAACCTACACGCTTGGCGTGTGGAAGATCGGCGGTGCCTGGGCTGACCCTGCGACGCGCGGGTCGCTCCCGCTGGCGGGCAACACGGTATTCATCCGGGCGGGTGGATCGGGGACCGTCGCGTCTCCCGACTACTCTTCTGGCTACCCCGCCTACGCCAATGGCGACTCGACCAATGGGCAGATGCGGATCGTGGGGGAAAATGGGCGTCCGGTAATCAGTTGCACCAACCCGGCGTTCACGTTCGGGTGCTCGTTCACTTATATCGACAACCTCTACTTGTTCCGTAGCAACACCGGCTCCGTCGGCCTTATCAGCGGCAACGGTGTTGTTAAGAACTGCGTGTTTGATTTGAACGGACAAGACAAACTGCTTATTGAATGGTCGGGTGCGTGCGTGAACTGCGAATTTTTGTCAAGCACCGCCAATTTCGGGGCCGCGGGAACCGGCTACGCGATTGTTCAATCCACTTATGGACTAACTCTGGAGTCCTGCAACATTCATGATTTGTGGGGTAATTGCATTCAGACGACGTCGGGTTACTTCACCGACATCATGAATTGTCTGATCACAAACAACAAGGGGACGGCGGTCTACATTCAAAATGGGTCCGCGCAAACCCCGGCGTTTGTCAAGAACTGCACCATTTCCGGAAATGGTGCAGATGGCATTTACGTCGCTAACGCCGGAAGTTTGGCGGGTCTAGTTATTCAGAATTGTATCATCGCGAACCAGACGGGGTCCGGAAAATACGGCATCAAAACCGGGTCGGGCACGACGGCCAGCAATGATCGAATGCGCGGTATCATCGGAAATAATTGGTATTACAATAACACGGCGGATGCGCTTAATCTTACGGTTGGAGCGACTTATGGGGATAGCACGGGAGTTGACCCAGGCTTCGTTTCCACGTCCGTGGAAAATTACGGTATTACAGGAACGAGCGTCGGATGGGCGGCTTACACATTTATGAACAATAAATCGGGGACGACCCCCCCAAGAAGTTATTTCAATCCCGGGGCGGTCATGAGCAACCCATCGGGAGGGTCGTCGACAATTATCGTTGGACTGTAAAAATCGGAGCACGCGCTCGAAGAACCAAACGAAAGGCCGAGCAGGGTATGGCTACCAACACCACGTTCACGACGCTGAAGCAGGACATGCAGCGCTACCTGGAGCGCGGCGGCTCGGCGGTGACTGACCCCACGGTGTTCGACCAGCTCCCGCGGCTGATCAACATGACCGAGCGCAAGCTGGCGGACGCCACCCAGTTGCTCGGCTCAATCGAGCCGCTGATCGCCACCGACAGCGTGCAGTTGGGCTTGCCCGTAGTGACCAAGCCCGATCGCTGGCGCAAGACGACGTCCATGGCGATCGGCACCGGCACGGGCGGCAACACCTGGACGACGCTTTACCCCCGCTCGCTGGAATATTGCCGGACCTACTGGCCGGATTCGACGGCCACTGGCCAGCCCGAGTTCTACGCCGAGATGGACATCAACCACTGGTGGGTGGTGCCGACGCCCGACGCCAACTACCCCCTGTCGCTGCTGTGCTACATGCTGCCGCGGCTGCTGGATGAAACCAACCAGACGAATTTCTGGACGCAGTTGACGCCGGCGGCGCTATTGTATGGCTGCCTTGCTGAGACCTCGCGGTTTTTGCAGGACTTCCAGATGGCCGCGCAATTCGACCAGGACATGCAGCGCGAGTTGGCGGCGCTGGGCGAACAGGACTTCAACCGAATCTATGATCGCACGGCGAAGCGGAGCACCGTATGAGCGGCTTCACCCAGGTCTTCGGCGGCAGCGCGGTCAACCCGGCCCAGCCGTCCTATCTTCCGCTGACCCTCGACGGCGGAGCGGTCGCGCTGCAATGGCCGCTGGAGGCCAGCCAGACGGCGGTGCCGACGGTCGCCGCGGTGATCGACCTCAACCCGACGACGACGGGCACCAGCGTGACGATGCCGGACGCGACGACGGGGTCGCTCGGCGGCGTGTCGATCATCAGCAACGTCGGCGCCAACTCCACCACCATCAAGGACGCCGACGGCAACCAGATCGTGGTGATCGCCACCACGGTGTCCTACCTGCTGGTGCTTACCGACAACACGACGACGGCGGGGTCCTGGCGCACCTACCAGCTTGCGTCGACCAGCTCCAGCGGCGTGGCGTCGGCGCTGGCCGGCTACGGCCTGGAGGCGGTGGGATCGCAGCTTCAGGTCGATTGGAGCGCGGTGGCGTTCACCGGCAGCCGGACGATCGCGGCAGCGGACCGGATGAAGCTGCTGGAGTTCACCGGATCGAGCGACGTGACGGTGCAGCTCGGCACGCTGGCGGCGCTTGGCACGGGCTTCTCCTGCGTGCTCCAGAACAGCAGCGCGTCGGCGAACGTGCTTCTCGCGACCTCCGGCGGCAACCTGATCAACGGCGAGGTGGAGCTGAACATCCTGCCCGGCGAGAACGCCATCATCATCGGCAGCGTGTCGCAGTGGGTGGCGCTCGGGTTCTTGGTCGGGACGTTGCCGATTTCCCAGGGAGGCACCGGGTCGAACACCGCCGGCACCGCGCTGATCAACCTGGGCGGGGGCACCACCGGCATTCAGATTTTTGAGGCCGCCACCGCCGCCGCGGTGCTCACGATCCTCGGCCTGACGCAGTCCACCTTCACCGAATCCACCGTCTCGACCAACCAAGCCCTGTCGACCACCTCGACCAACACGATGTTCGTCTGCACCGCCGCGGTGACGATGACGCTCCCGCTGACGACGAGCCTGGGGAAGACCTTTGTGGTCGGCGCCTATGCCCAGGGCGGCGCGGTGACATGGACGCCGCAGGGCACCGACAGCATCAACGGCCTGACCGCCGGGTCCAATTTCATCGTACCGGCCGGCAGCAGCGTTATGATGATGACCGACGCGAACGGCAACTGGTGGCCGTTCTTCGTCGCGGCCGGCGCCACGGGCACGTCCTGGGCGATCGCCGGCGGCACGGCGAATGCGCTGACGGCCACCTACACCCCGCCGATCACCGCCCTGGCGGATGGGCTTCTGGTGTGGCTGCGTGCCGCCGCGGCTTCGTCGTCAACGACGCCCACGCTCAATGTCGACGGCCTTGGGGCCAAGACGATTACCAGGAACGGCGGCGACGCCCTCCAGGTGAGCGACATCCCCGCCGCCGGCGCGGAGCTGATCCTGCGCTACAACCTCGCCAACACCCGATGGGAGCTGCTGAACCCCGCGGCGCCGCCGCTGACCTGGGGCGTCGCCGGCGGCACGGTCGACGCGATCACCGTCACCACGGCCAACGACTACAACCAGATTCGGAACGGCATCCTGATCGGGTTCCGCGCCGCCGGCGCCAACACATCGACGACGCCCACGCTCAACGTCAACTCCGCCGGCGCCATCACCATCACCAAGAACGGCGGCCAAGCTCTCAAGCCGGGGGACATCCCCGGGGCGAATGCCGAGATCATCGTCCGGTACAACTCGGTGACCGCGACGATGGAAATGGTCTCCGTCATCCCGCGCGAAGTGCAGTGGGTGGCCGCCGGCGGCACCGCGGACGCGATCACCGCCACCTACGCGCCCGCGGTCGTGGCGGTCTACGACGGGCTGCTCCTGGCGTTCCGCGCCAGCGCCGCAAACACGTCGACGACGCCGACCTTCGCGCCGAATGGGCTGACCGCGCGGACGATCACGAAGCTCGGCGGCGGAGCCTTGGTGGCCGGCGACATTCCGGCGGCCAACGCCGAAGTGCTGGTCCGCTACAACCTTGCGAACACGCGCTGGGAGTTGCTGAACCCCGGCACGCCGTCGGCCGCGCAGTCCGCGGCCAGCAACGGCTACCTGCGCCTCGCCGGCGGCTTCCTGTTCCAGTGGGGCAGCGGGAGCACGACGCTCGGCTCGGGCTCGATCACCTACCCGATCCCGTTCCCCAACAACGTCTACTCGGTCATGGCCACGATCACGGGAGGCGCCGCCACCGGCTCGCTCAATCCGATCTTCACCGGGACGCCGGGGCTGAGCACATGCGCGGTGTGGGGCAGCGCCGCGCAGTCGGTCGGCTTCCAGTGGTTCGCGATCGGGAACTGACCGATGTTGAACGACAAGCCCTTCGCGCTGGACTTCCCGCCGGGCATTCAGCGCGATGGCACGATCTTCGACTCGGACCAGTATGTGGACGGCGAATGGTGCCGGTTCCGCCTGCGGCGCCCGCGCAAGATCGGCGGGTTCCGCCAGATCACCGACACGTTGCATGGCATCCCGCGGCGTGTGCACTGCTTCTACTACAACAACCTCATCTACATCCACGTCGGCACCAGCGTGGGCATCCAGCAGGTCGTCATCGACAAGGAAGGGACGCTGATCAGCACCACCGACCGGACCCCGTCGAATTTCGCCGGCGGCCCGGAGGTCGGCTTCACGATGGACGCGATCTTCGACACCACCAGCAACATGGTGCAGCTCGTCGCGCACTGGAGCCCGGACATCGTCAACCTTGCCGACGCCACCCAGGCGATCCCGGCGATTGGGCAAATCGACGGCTCCTCGGCGCTGCTGCCGTTCTCAGACCCGTCCCCGACGACCGGAACCTGGACGCAGCCGTCGATCTCCGGCGGCATCGTCTGCGTGCAGCCGTACGTGTTCGCGTTCGACAACAACGGGTGGGTGATGTGGAGCGCCGCCAATCTGCCGCTCTACCTCGGCGTCACGGGCGGCGCGTCCGGCGCCGGTAGCGCGCGGGTGTCGGCGCAGAAGATCGTGCAGGGCGCACCGATCCGCGGCGGCGGTGCGCAGGCGCCGGCGGCAATCTTCTGGTCCATGTCCGAGGTGATCACCGCGGTCTACAACCCGTCCTTGAACACCTTCGCCTTCACCACCGCATCGCAGTCATCGTCGATCATTTCCAGCGACTGCGTGGTCGAATACGACGGGCTCTACTTCTGGTGCGGCGTCGACCGGTTCATGGTCTTCAACGGGACGGTCACCGAGGTGCCGAACCGGCAGAACCTGGACTGGTTCTTCAACAACCTGACGCCCGGGTTCGAGAGCAAGGTATGGGCCTACAAGGTGCCGCGCTACGGCGAAATCTGGTTCTGCGCGCCGATGTTCGGCAACACCGAGTGCTCCCATGCCGTGATCTTCAACCTGCGCGAGAACACTTGGTACGACACCAAGTTGCCGGACGGCGGCCGGTCGGCGGGCTACTTCGCGCAGGGAACCCGCTACCCGATCATGGCCGAGCCGACCCAGCAGGCCGCCGGGTATCCCCTGTGGATGCACGAGTACGGGTTCGACAAGATCACCCCGACCGCGCGCACCGCAGTGCGCTCGTATTTCGAGACGCCGTGGTTCGGTGCGCTGCGCGACAACCCCGCCGGCGACCAGGGGCTGGCGTTCTCGCAGCTGGAGCCCGACTTCATCCAGGATGGCGATCTGTCGGTGACGGTCATCAGCGCGGCGAACGCGCGGGCGCCAGAGGTTGAAGGATCGACCGCTCCGATCCCGCTGGTGGCGAACACGCCGCAGGAACAGCTTACCAGCTTCACGCCGACACAGCCGAACCGCCTCATCCGTCTTCGCATTGAGTCGGACGTTGTGGGGGGCAACTACCAAGCCGGCAAGAACATCGGCCATGGGCGCCCCGCGGGCCCTCGGCGTATGTCGTAACAGGAGGGCTTTATGATCTCGGGTCGTATCTACGCGGTCGGTTTCCAGAACGTCTCAGTGTCCGCGGTGCAGGACCTGATCGCGGTCTATGCCGGCGCGTCCAAGATTTTCGGGCTGCTGTCGGTCAACATCGGGCAGGTGACGGGCACGACAGTGCAGAACCTGCGCTGGCGCATCCGGTATCTGCCGTCGGTGGTGACTGCCGGCTCAGCGGGCAGCGCCGGCACCGTGAAGCCGATCCTCCCGGGCGACGCGGCGGCGACGATCACTGCCCGCATCAACGACACGACGCAGGCGACGACCGGGGGCACCGCGGTCGACCTCTGGGATGACGTCTTCAACACCATCAACGGGGCGCTGTGGGTGCCCCCGACGCCGGGGCGCCCTTTCGTCTGCGGCCTCTCCGGCGCTATCGTCATCTCGCTCGATCAGGCCCCCGCCAGCGCCCTCACGATGAGCGGAAGCGTCACGGTCGAAGAACTGCCGTAAGGAGCACTCGATGAACACCCGGACCCTCTCGTTTGTCGCCATGCAAGGCGACCCCGATCCGACCGCCCCGACCGCCGCCAACGGGGGAGTGCGCCCCGACCGGTGCGACGTGACCGTCATCTACGCCGACGGCGCCGGCACGCGCCTGGAGTTGCACATCACCGACTGGGACGAGGCGCAGGTCATCCCCCAGACGGTCACCGTGCAGGGGTAACAGGTGGCGTCCGGCATTCTCTTCGCAGGCCAGGAAGACCTCGACTTCGTCATTTACACGGGGTTGGTCACCTTCGGGAGCCCGGGCGTCGCCATCAACACGACCGCCGGCACTTTCCGGTCGGGGTATGCGCGCTACTCGTTGTCCATCATGGACAACCACAACCCGGTTCTGACCAACGTCAATTTTGGCACCCGGCCGTGGTCAAGCTCGGCAACAGCCTTCTGGTCGCACGCACAGGTGGGGGAGTTCCAGACCGCCGGAGCGACGAGCAACAGCCGGTCGGCGACGCCGTTGCAGTGGTTGTCCTCCGACAACGTGGTCAGGCTCCAGTTGGTGAACTCCGGCGCTTCGGGCGTCGGCACAATCCCGCCCACGACTTTCGCGGTCCAGACGGTCAACTCCGCTGGCACAACCACCAATCTCGGCACGACCAGCCCGATGTTCTCGTTCGGGAGCCTCGCGCAGGTCGACGTCTACATCAACTACGCGGTGGCCGGGCAAATCCTGATCTACCAGAACGGCGGCTTGGTATTCAGCTACTCGGGCAACGTGACGACCGATGGCGTCACCGCGCTGTCGCAGATGCGGCTGGGGTCGATCTCGCAGCTCGGTCTTGGCACCGCCTACACCTGCTGGTCGGAAGTGATCATGTCGACTCGGGATACCCGGGCCATGTCGCTGATCACCCAGGCCGGCGCCGGGGCGGGCAACACCACGTCCTGGACCGGCACCGTCTCGCAGGTCAACGGCAACACGGCCAGCGACGCCGACCCCAACTACACCACCTCGGCCAACGCCGTGCAGCAGTACACGGCGACGTCGATCCCAGCCGGAGCGTACGGCATCCTCACGGCGATCACCACGCTGCGCGCCGCCGGCGGCCTCACCGGGCCGCAGAACATCCAGGCCAGCGTGCGCACCGGGGGCAGCGACTTTTTCGGGTCGACGACCGCGCTCGATCTGTCGTGGCAGCGGATCACCTACGCCTGGGACACCAACCCGAACACCGGCGTGGCCTGGGCGGTGGCGGACCTGAATGCCGCGGGGTTCAACCTCGGCTTCAAGTCGATCGCATGACCCATGGACCCGCTTGATCCTCGCCTTCGGGTAGCGCTCGACGACGAGATTCCGCCGCATCCCCGGTTCCGCACGGTGCAGCGCACCGGCGCCCCGACCGGCGAGGAGGTGGCCAAGGCGCTGCAATATGCCGTGGCCACGCCCAGAGACAACGCCGAGAGCGTCAGCAAGGCGCTGCAATATGCCGTCGGCATCCCGCGGGACAATGCCGAGAGCGTCAGCAAGGCCGTCCAGTACGTCATCGTCGAGGCCATTCCTCCAGCGCCCCCGCGGCAGCGGGCGTGGATGGTGGTCCTCGGGTGGCCCGACGAGCTGGAGGTGGCGCCGAGGCTGCAATGGCGGAAGATGCCGCCGCCGTTCGGCAACCCGGCGCCGCCGGCCGCGCCAGATCGTCGCGTGCTTCGGGGGCTCTATGCCGTCGGGTTGGATGCGCTTCCGATCACATGGCCCACCCCGAGGCCGCCCACTCCGCCCCCGGCGCCGACACCAACCACCACATCGGCCACTGCCGGCATTTTGGCCATCGACCCGCGCTTCCTGACGGCGGAGCGGTGGACGTCGGAAATGGGGTGGAACATGGCGCCGTTCGGCACGATCCCGGCGATGCGGCTGGGCCTGGACTGGCGGCAGTGGGCACGCTCGGTGAATGCTCTGCCGGCGGTGCTGGCCACACAGCCGCCGTCCCCGGACGATTTCGAGACCTGGGAGCGGTGGGCCGAGGAGTTCAACGCCAAGGTCGTGCTGGCGCGATACGTGATCTAGCGCCGCGCTGACGCTGTGGTAGTGTCGCGCGGGGGTGGTGGGGGAAGCAGGTCGGACGGATACCGCCGTTCCGTCCGACCTGTGGCCGCTCAGGGCGTCAGCTCGCCCGACCAGTAGAGCCAGGACCCGAAATCTTCGGGAATTATATATTTGACTCC